CAGCTTGATTCTATCGGCATCTGCGGGTGTCAACAGAATTAAGTAACTATTTTTTTCCTAGTGAAAAATAAATGAAAATAATTATTGCATAACCCAAGCGGCTTGGTATCTTCATCTCAGTGGATGGCACAACGCCTGAAGCGAAACAAAAAACCAAATCAAATCAAATGAACATCGAAATTAAACAAACCTCAAGCCTCACAAAATACACCCACTCCTCCCCAGAGAGTGCAGCAAAAAATCTAGCATTACGGATCACTGAACTGGAATCAGCGGGATATACAGTAAAGAGTGGAACTTCCACCCGCAACGCAGTTCCCAACTCATACCGCAGCGCATACAAAATGATCGCTCCGTTTTGGGGTTACAACTGCGAGACTCGCCAGATCACAATGGTCACTGGCAAACTCGAAAATCGTCCAAACGGGGGAACAATCCCTGCACACATTATCATTGAGGGCAACGTGACCCCAACAGGGTATCGGGCTTTAAGTAAATCCAATAATTTAGTTGATCTAATCCCTGCATAAAAAACATTGTTGACATTCCCAAGCAGATTGGATTATTCTTCACACCTTATGAACATCACAGACCTCATCAACGACCTCGCAGAAAAAGCCACACAAGGAAACTGGATCCCCGCTTGCGGTGGAACTGAGCAACCCTTCAAGTCACGCAGCGGACGGACACTCCTCTACTGCTGGCAGCAGTCCACGGGCAAACACGCCTACATCGATTGTGGATCGGATCTCATCCTGTCTGACGAGGAAGCACGGAACGCACTTGCTCTTTTCTAATATGAGCATCATCGAAACATTCACCTCAACTCCACTACTTGTGACGCTCCAGCATACGCTGGATGCGTTCGCGGCAATCGCTCCAGCAATCGCCATCCTTGGAGTAACATTCATACTTACAAAAAACCAATGACAACATCATTCGCAGTTTCATACTTCATCTTGTCCTTTGCGTCCTGCTTCGCTTGCTATCGCTTGGGTCAACAAAATATCCTACATCGTTTCAAGCAGTATTGCGCCAAGCGCAAACGTGACGAGACAACGTGCAGTAAATTTGAAGATTTCATCAATCAGTAAAACCAACCAAAACCAGTAAAACAAATGAACACACAATCAGAAAACATAGCAGAACTAGCAATTGCTTTATCAAAAGCACAGGCAGAGAACGGAACAGTCCACAAGGACGCAAAGAACCCGTTCTTCAAGTCCAACTACGCTTCATTGGCGCAGGTATGGGAAACAGTTCGACCAGCACTAACCGCAAACGGACTCTCCGTGGTTCAGTTGCCTTCTCAAGACGCAAGTGGATACTACGTTGAATCCATGTTAATCCATTCTTCAGGGCAGTGGATCAAGTGCAGGACGTACATGAAACCAGTTAAAGAAGACCCACAAGGCATTGGTAGCCTCATATCCTATGCTCGTCGATATGCCTTGCAATCGCTAGTCATGGTCTGTCCTGACGATGACGATGGTGAAATGGCAATGGGACGCAGCAATGTTGCACCTGCTAGGACAACAGTCACAAAGGTCATAGCACCCGTAACACCAAAAGAGGATCCAAACTGGTTCGCAAAAGTGGAGGCAGTGATTGGAACCAAAGCTGAATCGGCTACAGGATATCTGATCAGCAAAGGTGAGATCAAGATAGGTCAGTTATGGACAGATCTTCCCGCTGGGGGATATCGCACCAATCTTCTGGCTACTCCAGAGAAGTTCTTGGCAGCAGTAGCCAAATGGGAGGCATCGAAATGATCCGTCATTCTTTGCTTCCAAAGTTGGCTGAGTGTCCGTGTTTCGAGTCAGCAGGGGGTAGCTCCCCTGCTGCGTCTCGCGGGACTCACATGGATCTTGCATTCCGTGAGATGTTCATGGGGAATAATAAGCCTTTTCTTGATCTGAATCCCAAGGATGGTGATGCGGTCATGTGGGCAGTGGAGATGACCAAGACAATCGCTGGTGACCACGAAGTAATCACCGACGAAAATAGTTTGAAAGTCAAGACACCGGGGATCGATCACACTGGAACCGAGGATTGCCGAATCCCTGCTATCCATACTAGCCTAGACCTAAAATCAGGAATCCAACGTTCGTACTACGAGCAGCAGTGTGCTTATGCCTACGGGAACATGGCAGCAAGCTACGATTTTGAGACTGGTGAATACGCTATTCGCGAATGGACTTGCCACTTGCTATTTTGTGACCAAGAACGGGTGGTCACTCATTCTTGGACAATTGACGAGGCAAGGGCAGTTGTTGAGGGTGTTCTTTCAGCATACAACGACCCAGACAAAACCCCGTCCGCTTGCGATTATTGCAAGTGGTGTAAGAAGGCATCAACGTGCGGTCAGATTGCAGTTCCAGTTGCCAACACCCTAGAGGTTGTTCAAAGCGACCTACAGACCAACCTCGCGCAAATGCAGGAGCATCTGGCAGGTGATGTGGATCGACTCTCAATGTTTGTAAAACAGAGCAGTATTTTCAACAACTACCTTGTCGATTGGGCAAAGGATCTGCTCAAAGAAAAGCTACAGGCAGGTGAGAAAGTCTATGGATGGAAACTGCAACGCCAGAAAGGACGTGAGACGTACCCTGCGGAGGTTATCGAACATATCGGAAATTGCACCAAAATGTCACTTTCCGACAGCATTAAGCTATTCGGAGGTAGCATCTCTGCTACAAAATTGCAGAAGTACTGCGAGTCAGCGGGATACGATCTAACTCAAATCCTGCCAGATGTGGCAGAGGAAATTGTAAAGCTAGTTGAGGACAAGCCAAAGAAAGTAAAGCTATGAAAGAACTCAACTTTGATAAACTAACAGGCAATGGATGGATTCAGTTTAAAGACTTCCTTGCTCAGTCCGACATTGCGTTTTATAAAACCTTCGCAGGGCATGAGGAATGCCGTTGCAACGAGGGGAAGAAGAAGCAGGTTGAAGTTTACGTCTACGATCATCAAAAGTATAGCGCAGTTGCTGGAGTTGGCTATGAGGTTAAATGCACGGGTGAGTTGCCAGATGGTACATGGCTTGAACTAAAGTCACATGGGTTAAACCAAGACCATGTTGACCCCAAGGCGCAGGAATTATTGTCCATCTGGGACTGGTCAGTAAAAAACAATTTGACGAAATCAAAAAGCTAGATATTTTGAGTTAGCTTCAGACGAAGCGCGATGTTTGATACCATCGTTAAAAACCAACTAATTTGACCTACCTCATGCCCACAAGATTCCTTGTGGGAGTATCACTTGAGGTGGGTCTTTTTTTAAACTATGAAAATTAAACGTCCAGCATTTCAGTTTTACCCCGCTGATTACTTGGGATCTCAACGTGTAGCGTTGATGAGTCTTGAGGAAGAGGGTGCTTACATTCGCTTGCTTTGCTATTGTTGGCAGCACGGAAGTATTCCATCGAATCCAGATCAAATAGCACGATTGATTGGCAAGGGTGCTTCAACCACCCTTGCAACCACAGTTGCAACCATGTTCCAACCACACCCCAACGACACTTCATGCATGGTGCATGAGAGGTTGGAGCAGGAAATCATCAAACAGAATGAATGGGCGCGGAAGAGTTCTGAAGGAGGCAAGAAGTCTGCCGAAATGCGTAAAATACTCAAGGGTGGTTCAACCACACTTGCAAGGGTGGTTGAAAATTGCTTGCCAAATGGTATCAACCAAAAGGCAACACTACAGTCTTCATCTTCTTCTTCTACTACTAATAATATAAATAGACCAGATTCAGTTCCTGAACAGGTCTGGAATGATTTTCTTAAAATCAGAAAGGCTAAGAAATCACCACTAACTCAAACAGCACTAAACGGAATCCAACGTGAAGCAGACGAAGCTGGATGGACACTGGAGGATGCAATCACCGAATGCGTGAGCCGGGGATGGCAGGGATTCAAAGCAGAATGGGTCTACAAAGCACAAGAGACTTACCAACGGGCTTGCTAACAATCAATACAAACAAAAATAGAAAACAAAATGAATGAGCTACACTTATTTGCAGGAGCAGGGGGAGGTATCCTTGGTGGGATGCTTCTTGGACATACCACAGTCTGTGCTGTTGAGATTGAACCTTACTGCCGAGAAGTCCTGCTGCAAAGGCAGCGGGACGGCATCCTACCAAAGTTCCCAATTTGGGACGATGTCACCACCTTCGACGGAACTCCGTGGAGGGGAAAGGTTGATGTTGTCTGCGGAGGATTTCCATGCCAAGACATCTCAAGTGCAGGAGGAGGAGCAGGAATTGATGGTGAAAGAAGTGGTTTATGGAAACAGATGGCGAGAATCATTTGTGAGATACGACCTCGATACGCATTCATGGAAAACTCACCGCTGCTTGTGGAGCGAGGACTTGCCGTGGTTATCAGTGACCTTGCCGAAATGGGGTATGACGCATCGTGGGGAGTTATTGGAGCGAATAATGTTGGAGCAAACCACTACAGAAAAAGGATATGGATTTTGGCCTACCCCAGTAGCATCCGAATGCAGAGACACATGGTCAAAACCGGCATCTCTCGCAAAATTATACAAGGGGGATCGGGTAGCAAGATTTCTCTGCAAGAGTTGGCTGACATCCAATTCCATGCCAGAGAGGGTGACATTAAACCCTTGTTGGCAAGAAGAGAGGATGATGTGGCCGATAGGTCAAAGCGCATTAAAGCCATTGGAAATGGACAAGTTCCACTTGTGGCTGCAACAGCATGGAGAATACTTGGAGGAGAATAAATGAAATCACTACCTATCGCAATCACAGCAGAAAAAGCTGCACTGTCACTAATCGCAATTGATCCTGACGTTCTGCCTCACCTTTCATGGTCTTCTGATCTTTTTGCGTTTGAGCAACACAAATTGATCTTTAAGGCTCTTGAGAGAGTTTATCAAAGAACAGGCAGCACTAACGTACTAGGGGCCATCAGTGACCTTGAGACTACAGGCAAGCTCAATGCTGCTGGTGGAAAAGAAGGTGTCATGGAGGATCTCCAGACAATCTTCCTGTCCCCCGGTGCTATGTGCGTGGAAACCGCAGCGGACTACCGATCCCAACTCATAAAGGCAAAGGGGTATCGTGATGCCATCAGGACTTGGGAGGATAACCATGACGATATTTGCGCGATGAAAGCAGACCTCTCTAGCCTTGCGGAGTCATTCGCTAATGCAATCGTACCAGAATCGCAATGCAAGGACGTTAAAGCCCATCTGAACGACTTTATGGATGATCTGGAGGACAAGACCCCACTAGAGAACTTCCCCACTGGAATTCCCAAGCTGGACAAGCTGCTGGGTGGAGGTGCAAGACGTGGAGAAATGCTGGTGGTGGGAGCGCAGACCTCTGGAGGTAAATCAATCCTGCTTTATCAGGCAGCACTACAGGCATTGCTCAATGGTAAATCGGTAACTATATTTTCCCTAGAGATGCCAGCGAAGGCTATTCTACAACGTATAGCTTCCAATCTGCTTGGGAAAACAATACTGCCACTGCGCGAGATGGAAGGTGTGACAGAATGGAGAGGTGTTGCATCTGCAAAGGATATCTCAAGCGCAATCACCCAACTCATGGGAATGAACCTCACGATCCGAGATGATCTCTCCGAGGTTGGAGAAATCGTCGCAGAGGCATCGAGACTAGCATCACTTGGCAAGGCAGACCTCATCATCGTTGACTACTTACAAATCGTCACCATGCCAACCGCAGATAACCGAGAACAGGCAGTGAGTGAACTATCGCGCAGACTCAAATTAACTGCACTAAAAACAAAATCCGTGGTTATGACTGCATCACAACTCAACGACGAAGGCGCAGTACGCGAATCCCGCGCAATCGGTCATCACACTGACTTTCTGATCATCGTCTCGCACCCTGACGAGAAGAAAAAAGAAGCGTCAACCTTCAAGAAGAAAACAGAAACCCAATCAACTTCGCGTGTACGAATAGACAAGAATCGCCGGGGTCAACGTG